CTACAGGCTGATGCACATGAGGTAAAGATTGTAGAGGACTTCTCTGAACTGGATGCAGAGAATGTATCGGATGATATTGTTGAGAACACAGAGGATACAATGACTCTGCTAGAGAAATATATAGATGAGTTAGATGTTACAATGAGTAAAGATAGACTCAAGAACACTATGCGTTCACTATACACTGAGGCACAGGATTTAGAAATTTGATTCATTTTAAGTATGTACGTTGGCGAAACTTCCTATCCACAGGTAATCAGTTTACAGAAATACAGCTAGATAGAAACAACACCACACTTATCATTGGCGAGAACGGTGCGGGCAAGTCTACTATTCTTGATGCTCTGTGTTTTGGTTTGTTTGGTAAACCATTTCGCAATATCAATAAACCACAACTCCTTAACTCTGTGAACGGAAGTGCCTGTGAGGTAGAGGTGGAGTTCCGTATCGGGTCAAAAGAGGTCAAGGTTGTTCGTGGTATCAAACCAAATAAGTTTGAGATTTATATCAATGGTAAGATGTACAATCAGGATGCTAATGTTCGTGACTACCAGAAGTATCTGGAACAACAAATTCTAAAGTTGAACTATCGTAGTTTTACTCAGGTGGTTATTCTAGGTTCTTCTACATTTATTCCGTTTATGCAGTTGAAGGCTAGACACCGCCGAGAAGTTGTTGAGGAGATACTTGACATACAAATCTTTTCTCTTATGAACATGTTAGTTAAACAGAGAATGAAGACTATTGCAGAAGATATACGAGAGATGGATTATAGTATCAAACTAAACCGAGAGAAGATTTCTTTACAGGAGAGGTATATCTCTGAGGTAAAACAGAACAAAGATAAGTTGGTTGAGGAAAAGACACTTCTAATCTCAAGTAATGAAGAAGAGGTGTTCACTCGTAATTCAGCGAATAACAAACTAAACCAAGAGAAGGACAAGTGGCTTACAGAGATTGCAGATAAGGATAAGGTTGTTTCAACGATGAGTAAGTTGAACAATCTAAAATCTACATTGCGTGAGAAGAAAAACTCAAATGCAAAGATGGTAGAGTTTTTTGAGAATAATGATATTTGTCCTACGTGTGAGCAGACCTTAGATAATTCAGAGGAAATGATTGCACTCAAGGAAAAAGAGGTGAGTAAGTTTTCTGCTGCGTTGAAAGAGCTTGAGGACAAGATCACTGAGTCAAAGGGTAGACAAAAGATTATCAACGAGATTGTTGAAAAGATACGAGAGAGTGAGGTACAGGTTGCAAAGAACAATCAGTCTATCGTACAACTAGAAA